CCGCATATTAAATCGACAATATTGGGCAAAACGCATTTATATTGCAATCCTTTTATTTATATTAACAATCATGCTAATGGCCCATTAAATGTTATTAACCATACTCAATATTTTTGCTTTATTTATTGCAATTTTTGCGGTTATTATTTTTACGGTCTTGTTTGCTTTCTTCCTATTTATTATGTTTGCCTGTGTCTTTATTGGCTGGAGGGAAATCAACTCAACGCCAATATCAGAAATATGGCAAAGACTAAAAAAATGATGATATATGGCAGACGAACTAGGGTTATCGGCTGGTGCCAAGGGTATCAGCGAGGGGATGAAAACCGGTAGAGAAGCCGGTAGAGAAATTGGTAAGAACATTGAGGAAGTACAAAAAGAGGCGGTAGATGTAGCAAAAGAACGGGCAAATGCCAAAATTCGGGAACGCAGAGAAGCGGAGTTAAGGAAAGAACGAGCTATATTTAGGGCTCTTGAGGAATACAAACACCGCAAGAAGATTTCCGATGAGGAATACCAGCTGCGCATAGATTTTATTAAGAAGTACGGCACTAAAGAATGGCAAAAATTAATTGACATCAAAACCGAGATTGAGCGCCTAGAAAAAGAGGACCGCAAGTATTTTGATGCGGAGTTGTCAAAGGTTAAATGGGTGCAATTTTGGTGTTTTTTGGCGGCTGCATGGATTGCGTACTTTATCGTTTGGGGAAGTAAAAAATAATGGCCGAAGAAAAGCTAAACGCTAATGACACGCTTTCTAAAGTGTTGGCATATGTAGACTCACCATTTAAACTGTTTGCAGTTATCTTAATGGCTATTTTTGCGTTTGCAGGGTACATTATTTATGACCAGCAAGAGTTAATTGTTGGAACTTACAAAGAAAGCCAAAGGCTGCCAAGTATTGCTGAAGATAGAGTGGACGATGTAGCGGTTCATTTATTTAAAACAACTGACGCAACTGTAATAACGATATTTAAAGTTAACCCTCTTTTTGGTACTCGCATACAGTATCGAGCCTATACAAAGACCGGAAGGGATAAAACAAACGATGGTTTGGATGTAGGATTATTTACTGCAAACCAAGCAAATAACCACGATGTAATTGCTTTGATGGCTAGTAATATTCCATGTGGTGAATACAAAGCAGCACAGTCAGAAATTGGACTGTGGTATATAGAAAAGGGGATGACATTTGGTTGTAGAATTAGTGTACCGCCTGACCCCAGCAGGTTTGTAGGGCAGATTACGGTAGGTTGGGATAAGCAGCCAACTGATTTAGAACAAGCTAAAGCAATGCTTTATATTGGCGCAACTATGCTATCAAAAAGTAAAAAATGAATAAATACGACTTACTGGTGGCTGCTTGGATGGCATCAATTTTATTTATTTGTATGGGGATTAATTTATGGACACTTTATTAGGCATACTTAAAGGGGTTGCACCCATGTTGGCAACTGCGGTTGCTGGCCCAGCCGGTGGCGCTGCCGTAGGTTGGATTGCCTCCAAGTTAGGGATTGATGATGCTACTGTAGAAGGGGTCACCCAGGCTCTTACCGGCAATCCTGACATGGCCTTAAAACTTAAAGAATTAGACCTAGAGTACGCCAAACTAGATGCAGCTGACCGCGACTCTGCGCGCAAGGCATATGCTGCCGTAGCCACCTCGGAACACGCAACTAAGCTGGATAAGGTTGTGGTCCCCGTCTTAGCGCTAGGGGTTGTAGGATTGGCGTTTTTCTTAATTGGGATATTGATGTTTGTAGATACCCCAGACAATCAACAACAACTGGTTATTTTTGCCCTTGGTTTTATAACCTCGGCTGCGGGCCAAGTTCTATCGTTTTACTTTGGGTCCAGCCAGGGTAGTAAAAACAAAACCGAAGAAATGAAAGGAATGATTAAAAAATGATTACTCCACTAACCCTCCACTTTAGCCTAGAGGAGTTGACTACCACCGACCACCGGCAATTTGACAATACGCCAAACACCGATGAACTGGCTAACCTAAACCGCCTGGCTAAGTTTTTAGAACAGGTCAAAACTGCGTTAGGCGGTAAACCGGTAATGATTAATTCTGCATTTCGTTGCAAGCAGGTCAATGACGCGGTAGGGTCTAAGGACACTAGCCAGCACCGAATTGGTTGCGCTGCGGATATTCGTGTGCCAGGCATGACCCCAGATGAGGTGGTCAAGACTGTTATGGCTGCCGGCCTTGGGTACGACCAGATTATTCGCGAGTTTGACCGCTGGACCCATATTTCAATCCCTAATAACCCAGAGGATAAACCTCGGCAACAGGCATTGATTATTGATCGCAGCGGTACTCGTCCTTACGCGTGATACACTAAATATTGATTTCGTTGGTTTCTTTTAAACCCTCTTGCCCTGCCTCTTTGGTGGGGCTCTTTTTTTCGTAGGTCATGGCATCTGTAAATCCCTCACGGTACGCATCGTGAACGGCCTCCATATGCCATAAAACCAACAAAACTGCGCCAACAATTAATAAAGCGGGGCGCATGAGACATCCACCACAATATCGCGGGTCATACCGCCAACCTTGCGCTTACCGTAAATGACAACGGCTCTAGTCTTAGCAACCTGGCAGTCTTGAATAGCCGTAACCACCTCAAGACGGCTCATCGAATGGACCTTGTCATCGACTACCAGCAGCTGCTCTGGCATGGCGTTTTTGTCGGGCAGGATGCCGCAACCACTTAAAAATAGTAAACAACCACCGGCTATGATCATTTTCATGGTCTCCCCCTAGAATGGCGTGTCATCGTTAATGTCACCCGCATAGGACCGTGAAGGATATTTTCCGGCGCTCTGAGGCGTTTGTGGCTGCGAATCGGGCTTTGCCCCAGCAAACTCTAATTCGCCCACCCTAGCCCTTAAAGTAACGCCCTCGGTGCCATCGTGGCGCTTATAGGTTTCTACATGGGGTTCGGTCATGCTGACAAACAATAATTGGCCTTTGGTGAGGTGCGGTCTTAACTTCTCGCATCTATCCCCCCACATGGTCCCATTGACCCATTGGGTTGGCTGCTTACCATCGACCTTACGGCCATACGAGAACGCCAAGGACAAATCCATAACGGCCTTGCCGTCTGGTGTAAACCGAACCTCTGGGTCGTTGCCCAGGCGGGCTAATCCGATCATTAACATTAAAAACTCCCTTTATCAAAATAATTCGATTCATCATTAAAAAACTCAAATAAAGCATCGCACTCGGCTAAAAACTTCTCGGCAGCTGCCTCAACCTCTGCCAACTCCTCTGGGGTCGGGACATATTTCTTAATAAATAGGTCTTTTCCCTCCCCCATACGCGGGTCATAGGACACAAACCAGACATCTTTACCGGTACAAGCTGACTGCAAAAGCATCTGTGGTTTGTATTCCGGTGGAATAGCCTGGTTGGCCACATATTTCATGTGTGTCTTAGTCTTGGGGCATTTGATCTCAATCAAGCAGCCATCGGACACAAACCCGTCAGGGCTCACACCGCAATGATCAATACTTGGATGGTCAATAAAGCCGACATCCTTAACCATTAAACCTGTGAGGTTTTCAAAGGCCTCTTTAGCGGCGCACTCCTGGTCTACGCCCCATTGCATATCCGAAGTCATGTACTTGTCCGCAAAGGTGTTGGTGATGCGCTCGGCCACCACCTCGTATCGTAGGTTCTCCCGCTCACTAGACTCTTTGCCAGACTTTAGGAAGTTCATGGCCGCAGCCATCCTAGAACCGGTTAACTTACCAAGGCGATTATTCCACCAGGTCCCGTCTTGTTGGAATGGATTTGGTTCACGCATTTTGATCTCCTTTTAATTTGGTGTGATGTTTGGCTGCAAAGTCTCGCACCATTTCCCGCTCGTCCGCTGCTAATGTTTTCCATGTAGCAGTTAACTGGTCGGTTGATGTGGCTGCCGTAATCAAGGCCTCAATCTCTGCCTTGGTGCGGGTAGATTTAGGTTTTACTGGGCGCGATGCTTGGTTGCCGTCATCGTCTACTGGAGCGATGCCACAGGCTGCTTGCAAACTGAATCTCCGAGCATAGGTCATGGCCGAACCGTACCCCTGGGCATCCTGTTTGGTAGCTGGCACATGGAGCTTGCCACCCGAAATCATCTCACCAGACTCATGGATAAAAATAGTTTCAATGATGATTCCATCTGCACATTCATGGGAATGTTGAACTAAGGCAATACCGTTGTCGTTTAAGGCATCAATCACGGCCTCAACGCAAGCTGCTAGATCAGCATACCTTGATTTGAAGTGTGGATTGGTGGACGATTTGAGCGCAGGCCCAAAGGCTTTTTGCGCTTTGACTAATGCGGTTGCTATTTTTTGCATATTCTCTCCGTTAAATAAATGCTAAAAGTAAAATAAATACAACTAAACCTACGGCAGCAAAGGCCTCCATCCAAGGAGATTCTTTTTTAGTAAACACATTGCGCTGCCATTTATTGGCCTCAAAGTTAGTTTTTCTCATGCTGACACCCGACTTTTGCGTGGTACTGAGATCAAGCGGTAGACTGCGTAACGCACACCAGACGGCTCTTTGACCATATCGGTAACAATGTCCCAACCCTCTGCCTTAAGGTCAAAAATGATGTCAGCTAGGCGTGTGGCGTGGTAGCGCTCGATTGCCTCCCAACTGGTTATTTTTTTCTTGCTGATTAAATGTTTTGCTACTAGGTTAATTTTGGTCATACTTCCTCCACGGTGATTTTGTAATGACGGCCATTGCAATCGACAACAAACAAATGCTTTTTAGTGCTAAGAAATTGACCCTCTGGACCTAAGTCCCAATGAATGCGACCTGCACCATAAACAATGGCTAAAGGGTCTGGTGCGTTAAGGGCTCTTTTGGTTATGTGAGCGATGTAGTCGCAATAAGCTGGCTGCGCTGCTTGCTCTTGATGCTCCAGCTGCTGCTGGTGATGTAATGCTTGTGTATCTTCCATTTTTTCTCTCCAAAAATGGAGGGGCAAACCCCTCCGGTCTATTAACGGCTTACTGTTTTTACTGCAAATACTGCTGTGATTTTAGTAAACATCTGCAGCTGCTCATCGCTAACGCCCAG